GGCGGTAATCATAGAGCAAAAACTGGCCAAAAAGTTGTTGAATATATTTTACAAAGAATAGGCCCATAGCTAATTGAACTACAAAAAACAAAAATGGCCTTAAATAAAAAACAAATCTTCGCTTTAATAACAGGTATTTCTCATATTATTTTAGATGAATATAACACTTTAGTAAATGAATCTAAATTAGATAATATCGCCATGGGAAAACAAAGCAATTATGCTATAACAAGAGATTTAAGCAATATGTTAGAATATAGTTAGAAGCAACTAGACGAACCAGAGAAAGCTTAGCGACTCGCGCGAGATATAAGTAAATTATATAAGCCATCTTCAGCGAATAAAAAGACTTTTGAAAATGCTTTTCAATTAGTGTCTAATAAAAGTGCTTTATCTGAAATTAAAGACTCTATAGTAGGATTATTAGATGGTGCAATATATAATTCTAGAGTAGGACATAAACAAGGAAAGACAGACGTTTTACTAGGTTTTTTAAATATTGATATATCTTTACTTACCTCAGAATAGAAAAATAATAGTTACTATAAAGCAATAAAAGAAATAACAAACGAGTTACGCAAATTAGAAGATTCATTCTCAGGAGCAAATACTTTTGACTATTATCAAAAACAAGAAAAGCATTGGAAAGACGCAATGAAAAAAATAGATTAGGCAATAATTTAGTTACGTGAAATTTTTAATGATGAATTAATAAATTGCTTTATTGTAGATGAATCCACTAAATTTTATGATTCTTTTAGAGTAGTAAAAAATACACAAGGAGATATGACTTGGGAATCATTTCAAGGCGGTAGTGCTGGTGCTAGTACAGAAGACCAAATATAGAAAATTAGCGCTTTATATCAAATGGGAGGTATTTCTATAGCAGATGAAAATTGGTTGTTAGATGCTTGCTTAAACGCAGGGCCTAATATGATTGGTTCTGCAAATAAACAAAATTTAGAAAATTATTTTTCAGCTATCGCAGCAATTTTACTATTTGATAATCAAATTGGTTTAGTTAAAGAAGCTGTTGATAATGCCGCGAGTACAAGTACAAATTATACAGTAAATCAATTACATCTTTTTTCTTTAAATGATGGGTATTATCCAATTTCTTTTTTATTATAGAATACTGAAGATTATTTAAAAAGAATATATGCATAGATAAAGAGTGAACTAGGAGATAAATCTTATGGCGTTCAGGTATCTATTAAAAATTTTGCCAAGCATCCTGCGCCATTTATTCCTGGGAAAAGACCTATGACTCCCACAGCTTGGGATACTGTTAGAGATGAAGGTTTAAAAAATACTTAGTTAGAAATTACTTTTTTAGCGGGATTTTTAGATTTATTAAAAGCTTTATTTAATCCGCCACAATAATAATTTCCCCAATTTCCCCTCTTTTCTTATTACTAAACAATAGAGGTATTGGAATAGCCGATACAGCTAGGAGGGAAAATATATGATTAATTGGCAACAACTTGGAGAATGGATTGTACATAATATTGTACAAATCACTGTTATTCTATCCATTTTTATTCAAATCGCACCAATCAAAATAAATCCTTGGTCTTCATTATTTAAATGGATAGGAAAATTAATCACCCAAGAGTCCGATAAAAAAATTGAATAGTTAATAATTGATACTAAAAAATTAAAAACAAATATAGAAAAAGTATAGCATAATTTAAATGAAAACGAAAAAGATAGAATAAGATGGGAAATTTTAGCTTTTGCTAATTCTTGTCGAAATGAAAGAAATCATACTAAAGATGAGTTTTAGCATATAATTACCTTAAATAATAAATATAGAAATCTACTATCATTAACCGATGATAAAAATGGAGTTTTTGAAGTAGAATATGACTATATTAAAGATTTATACGCAGAAAAATTAAGAACAAATAATTTCCTAGGAGGTAAAATGGAATGACAAAGAATTTTAAAAAATGGGCTGCCGCGGCAGGAATTCGTGCGCTTAAAACAGTAGCTTAGACCGCGATTGCAACAATTGGTTCAAGCGCTATTATTTCAGAAGTAAACTGGGTTGTTGTTGGCTCTGCTTCAATTCTCGCAGGTATCCTTAGTCTTTTAACAAGCATTGCTGGATTACCAGAAGTAAAGGAAGAACAAGAATAACTTGACTTTTCTTTAAAATTATATTATAATATAATTAAAGAAAAGGAGGTTCTATTTTAGTGGAAAGGCGCAGTAAAGAAAGAGTTCTCAACCTTGAAATTTATACTGATGGTTCTTTAAAAAAAATAAATAACAAAACTTTTGGCGGTTGGGGTTTTATCGCTGTTCGTGATAGTCAGCAAGTAGAAGCTCTTGCGGGCGGTGAAAAAGATACTACAAATCAAAGAATGGAATTAACAGCAATTATTGAAGCTTTAAAATATGCTTCCACCGCCCGCCGGCCAAATGAAAAAATTATTATTTATAGTGATTCAGCTTACGCAATAAATTGTTTTCAACAAGACTGGTATCTTGGCTGGATAAATAATGGTTGGAAAAATTCAAAAGGCCAGCCAGTAGCAAATCAAGATTTATGGTATCAAATTGTACCATACTTTGATAATTTTTGGTATGACTTTCAAAAAGTTCCTGGTCACGCAGGTAATTATTGGAATGAATGTTGTGATGAACTCGCACAAGCACAAGCCTCTGCATTAAAAGCTGAAAATAGAGGTTAATATGGATAATGATGTTTATGAAGTAACAAGAGATGAATATGTTGGTTTTATAGGAGAAATAAAACCAGACTGTTAGGAAACTGAAGTATTTCACTTAGAAAATTGTACCATTATTAAGGTACTAAGTAAAAAAAATAAAACACATTTTTGTACCCGAATAATTCCAGAAGAAGATAATGAACATTATTATATTTTTAACATGCCAGATAATGACGAAAGACAGCATGGGAAACCTATAAGAAAAGTTATTTTAGAAACACCAGAAGAAGTTCAAACTTTTTTTAATGTATTATCTAAAGCAATAAAAGGTGACAAATAATGAAAGAAATTTTTGCCAATATTTCAACCGAAACAAAGTCGGGCGCAGAATTAATTTTTAAAAGTGCATTAAAAGCACAGAATCCTGAAAAAATGCTTAAAATATTAAACGAATATACAAATTCTTTTTCTGGCGAAGAACAAGATTTTATTCGTTTTTATTTTAATTTAAGAATGGAGTAGATGTTTAATGAAAGTAATAATGTTGAGCGGTAAAAGTGGTTCAGGTAAAGATACTATAGCTAATTTAATAGAAAGCCAACTTAAGCAAATAAATTATAATACATTAATTATCCACTTTGCTGACTTAGTAAAATATTATGCTATTCAATATTATAAATGGGACGGCGAAAAAGATGAGAGAGGCCGTAATCTATTACAGGGTATCGGAACACATATGATGCGTAATTATGATCCAGACTATTGGGCATCAATCGTAGCAAAATTTATTGGCGCAGCAAAAAATGATTTTGATGTCGTTTTAATTCCAGATTGGCGTTTTATTAATGAATATGAACGAGTTTGCGATCATAATCAAAAAGTTATTACTGTAAGAGTTAATAGATATAATAAAGATGGTAGTGATTATAAAAATCCAAACATGACAGAATAGCAATTAAATCATATTAGCGAAAATCAATTAGACAACTTCGCCTTTGATTGGATTATTGAAAATCGCGGCGAATTAGAAGATTTAGATGATTCTATTAAACTAATTCTTGAAGAAATTATAAAGGAGCAATAATATGGACTTTTTTACAAGTGAGCCTATGAAGTATTGGTCTATGCCATCAACAATTTCTAAAACAGAAAGACGGATGAAATTAGAGCAAATGATTGACTCTGGAGAATATTTATTTGGCTTAAAGACTGATGGCAATTGGTCTCGCGCGATTATTACTCCTGAGCGTAATGCTTTACAGACTCGTGGAATTTCTAAAGTAACTGGAACGTATGGAGAAATTCAAGATAAAGTAATGTTTTGGGATAATGTAGTAAAAGCATTTCCCTTAGGAACAACAGTTATTCTCGGTGAAATTTATCGAGATGGTGATATTGATAAAGATATTGGCGCAGTACTTCGTTGCCTTACTCCAAAGGCACTCGCGCGGCAAAAAGATAATCCATTAAAATGGAGAATTTTTGATGTTCTTGCAATTGATGGCGTTGTTATTATGGATGACCCTTTTGAATTTCGTATAAGTCATATTCCAGAAATTGTTAAACGTATCAATTCTCCATTGGTTCAAGGCGTAGATTACTTTCCAATGAATGAAAATTTCTTTGATAATATTGGACGTATTTTTTCTTATGGCGGAGAAGGTGTTGTTTGTTATAAACGTTCCGCTAAATATGAGCCTGGAAAAAGAGGTCCTCACGCATGGGATAGCCTAAAAGTAAAACAAGAAATTTCTTCTGATATTGATTGTTTCATTATTGCTACTGTACCTTGTGAAAAAAATTATAATGGCGGAGAAATTAGTCATTGGCAATTTTGGGAGAATTCTAGAACCGGAGAAAAACTTTGCGGAGAATATTTTGGTGAATATCGGCTCGGTGGCCCATATATACCTATCTCAAAAAACTATTATTACAATTGGCCCGCAAGTATTCTTGGCGGAGTATATGATGGATAATGTAAAGTTGTTGAACTATGTAAAGTGGCTGGACTAACAGAAGAATTTAAAACTGAATTAAGAGACAATTTTGAAAAAGATTGGTATATGTGTCCAGTAAGTATTAATGGGATGATGGTATCAACTGCACGCGAAAATATTTCTATTCGACATCCAATTTTAAAAGCGATTAGAAAAGAAGATATTGACGTAAAAGACTGTA